AACGGCAAGCACGACGATGCCAGCTAATGCTTCCTGACGTACGCCGCGCCAAAACCCCGGTTGTAACTCAGGGGTTGACACGGCGCCGCATTTACTGCATGTATTTTAGCTATGCGGCAGTCCAAGGCACGCCAGCAGCCTGCGTTGGGTTGCGCTGTTGGTCGAGTTGGTTTTGCAGGGCAGCTTCCACCTCGTCAACCTTGTCGGCGCCCAGCGCATCCTTCACCCAGCCGATCACTTCGTCTTCGGTGAGATCGGCGTAGGGGATCAGATTCTCGGGACGCTCGAAACCGATGCTGCCGTATGCAGATGAGGCGTAAGCATCGTCTTTTGCGTTGACGGTGTAGTGGCTCAAGAAAACGAAACCGTCAGCAGTTTCTCTTTCAAGTTGAGCAATGGCCCAAGTAAAAGTGGTGTCAGCCATTGGATTGAAGGTGTTTGAGGCTATAGTAGTGTCCCCAGCGTGTTAGCGCACCTGGGGGATGACCGACCCATCGCAGTGGACCGATGCAACAGTTTAAGGCATTGCCGTCATGTTCCAGGATTCTGGAAGTTTTTGATTTTAATCCGCTAAATGGTTTTTTCTACAGAAAATCAAGCAAGTATTGCCCGTGGTTAAACGGGCAAAGATCTGGATCAGTTGGACCAAAAGGATACAGATTGTTACATTTAGATGGCAAGTACTACATGGAACATAGATTGGCCTGGATTGTTCATTATGGACCAATTCCATACGGCATGACAATTGATCATGTAAATGGAAATACCAGTGACAACCGTATAAACAATTTAAGACTAGCTAGTGATTCTGAAAATAGTTATCACAGAAAACGTCGGTCAGACAACAAGACTGGGTATAAAGGTGTGTATCAGCGTGAAAACGGAAAATACAGAGCCTGTATAACAGTGAGAAGGCAAAAAGTTAATTTGGGTACTTTTGAAACATCCGAGGAAGCCTACGCTGCCTACTGTGAGGCTGCACGCAGGCTTCATGGTGATTTTGCCAGGCTTGAATAACTTATTCAGCCCACGCAGCAGTAGCCACAGCCGCTACCTTGGGGTCTTCGTTGGTCAGGTCTGCATCCTTTTCCAATACGTGACGGTGGTAGGAAGTGGATAGCACTTCGCCGTCTTCTAGGATGCGGGTGGCCTGACGAACCTGGATTGCGCCAGACTCCAGGACTTCGATTTTGTCGATGACGACTTCTTTAACGAGTGCCATGTTTAGGAACTGCCGACTGGCAGCAACGGGTTTAGATGGGTCGTAGTTTTAAGCCGAGTTGCGGGCTAGGGGTTAGACGGTATAAGAGCCAGAAAGAGTTAACGCAGCATTAGCATCATATGCAACATCGGTTGCAGTACCTCCTCCAACAGGACTTTGCTTTAAGCGAACTGTGTTAGCGTTATTATCCACTTGAGCTGTGGCGTAATTGTTTGCCGAAAGTGCTACGTCACTTATGAAACCGATATTTACTCCAGGGTAGGTCTGCGTATTGCTCGAAGTAAAGGGAAGCCCGGTGATTTGTAGATTCCCGGTGCCAGTTCCCGCGCTCCAGTTTATATATATCTCAAAATGCACGACTCGGCCAATTTTGCTATATCGAGCACTTTGAACTGCATAGGTTGCAGTTCCTACAGTAGAACTTCCTGCAACTGTCGGCGTAAACGTCCCCTCTTCGTAGTCGTCGAGCGTGTTCGGGTCGGCGCTGGCAACCTGCGTGGCGGGAAAGGTGATGCCGTCTACAGTTTGTAGCTTGGCGCCGGATGTGTTGGCGGTGGCAGTGCCGACTAAGACACGGCCAGCACTATCAATCCGCATCCGCTCCGTAGAAGTAGCAGCGCCACTTGCCGTGGTACTAAACACCAGCCGCCCTGCCATAGACGTGCTGCTAGGTGTGCCACCATCTTGATTACAGGATATTGCTGCCGCAGGAACAAAAGCAGATGCCGCTGAACCATGGAACGAAACTTCTCCTAAATTTTCTCCGACTGAAACTGTACCTAAGGCCGTTGAACCACTTCTATTTTTAGCAAGCATCAACGAAGGCCCTCTGCCTATGCCGCCTTGGTTGCAATGAACAATTGCAAAACTTGCTGTTTCATCATTTCCAAGTCCAACAAGTTGCTGCTGTGAAATTCCAGTATTTGGAGATATGTTCTTAAAAGTAAATCCAGACGTCGCGCCAACTAACACCCTGCCGCTAGAGTCAATCCGCATCCGCTCTGTTGGAACAGCAGCGCCATCAGCTGTGGTGGAAAAGACCAACCGCCCTGGATAACTAGAGCCTGCTGTCCAGGTGCCACCGTCTCTAGCTGTTGTAATAACGGCGCCGCGTTCTGAGTTGGAAGATGAAAAATCAATGCGCCCAAGTTCATCACCATTGGCGGGGACAGCTGCACCTCTTTTAAGTTCAAGTAAGCCAACACCTGTACTTCCACCTGAATAGCCTTGTACTTGAAGCAATGCAACAGCACCACCAGTTGTTGCACTTGTCCCAACCAGCAGCCTGCCGCTGGAGTCGATGCGGGCGCGTTCGGTGCCACCATATTCAAAAAATAATCCACTTGTAGAGGCTTGAATTTTAGAGGTAACTGTTGTTCCGTTATTAGATGCAAATCTAATTCCACCTGCCCAATTATTATCTGCTGCCGGACCAAAACAGTTAATTGTTGGAACAGTTTGCGCGGCACCGCCGACGTCTAGTACGTAGCCAGGGCTACTCGTCCCAATGCCGACGTTGCCAGTATGATCAATGGTCATCCGTGTAGTCGCTGTCAGACCACCGGCAGGGCAGGTGCCAAAACGAAGTCCCGATGCAGCTGTCGATGCCCCCCATGTATCAGCAACGTAGGCAGAAATACTTACTGGACCTTCCCTTCCTGCAAACCCATCACCACATCGTATAGTTGAAAAAACATAACCAACAGTATTTGTTGCTGGAAAATTATGTGTTAGAGATAATACCGATGGAGCACCTCCTACAGTTAAAGTAGTGGTTGGCGCACTGGTCCCAATGCCTACGTTGCCAGCGGAGGTAATGCGCAGTTTTTCAGTATTGTTAGTACCAAAAGTAATTGGAGCAGCTTTGGTATTATAAATATCAAGAGATGCTACACTTCCATAAACATATGAAGCTGCGGTATTATCTGAATTTGAAAGCAATAACGCGCCGCCATAAGTGGTATTGTCTGCTTTTATTTCTAGACGTTTTGCTGTCGCCCACGTGCTAAATGAACCTGGAGTAGAGGTGCCTACACCGATATTGCCAGTAGCACTGACAAAAAATTGTGTTGTTCCGCCCGTACTGATCGCAAGTTGGTCAGCGCCTGGACTGTAGATGCCGGTGTTAAGGTCACCAGTAAATGCAAATGATGGTGCTGCTGCTGATCCAAGACCGTGGGCACCTACACCATTAACAGTTAATAATGCGTCAGGCGCACTGGTACCGATGCCAACTTTGCCAGTGCTATCAATTCGCATTGTTTCTGCCGCATTATTCTCTTGCCAGATATGATTTCCACTCCAGGTCCGGTAAATAATATTGGTGCCAGTTCCATTCCCAACAAATGAAATATGACCTGAGTTGCCTCCAAATGCACCACTGGTAACGGTGTAACCAATGCTTCGAGTTGTGGCTGCATCTCTAAAGCCAAACGATATGTTTCCATTGACATGCAGAGCGTTATCAGGCGCACTAGTCCCAATGCCGACGAGTCCTGCGGCTGTAATTGTTAGACGTTCTTGGCCTGCTGTATCAGCAGCTTGACTGGTATTTGTATAAAAACGCAAAACACCATTATTGTCATAGTAGACCGCTGAAATGTTGCCCGTTGAATCGTGCTTGACGCCAGTTGCAAACTTGACATTGTAACCACCAACAAAACCACCACTTCCGTTGCTGTGAGCAATGCGGCTAAAACTATCATTGTTAAGCCTAAAATCAGATCCAGCCGTAACAGTTGTGCTAGATCTGATCGTTCCTACAACATCTAGAGGCAAGCTAGGCGCACTCGTCCCAATGCCGACGCGGCCAGCACTGTCAATCCGCATCCGCTCTGTTGGCAGAGTTCCGCCGGATGCTGTTGTACCAAAGATAAGGCGGCCTGGCTGACTATTTAGACCTGGGGTGCCATCTACTTCTGCATTTATCCAAGCACCGTAAAGATAGCTGGAACCGTCATAACCAGCAAATCGAAGACTGCCAAGTTTACTGGCTGATGTAACTGTTCCACTGTTGCCAAGTACAGCAATCGCGTCATTATTTGCCTTAAGTATAGAAATGCCAATTGCCGTATCTACAATCTGAACTTTGGCTTCTAAGGTGTAAATAGTGGTACTTGCAGTGGCACCAACTAACAGCCTGCCAGAACTGTCGATGCGCATCCGCTCGGAAACACTGTCTTCAAATGCCAAGCTGTTGCCCTTGGCTCCAATGTAATAGGTAGAACCTGAGTTATCAAATTGTATGTAATTATTGGCATTTGATGTTGTTAGCCGAAACGGTACATTTTCGGTAGTTGTTACATGTAATGGTCTTGCTGGCGCACTCGTCCCAATGCCAAGGTAGCCTGCGGAGGTGATGCGGAGGCGTTCAGTTAAAGCGTTAACACTTGTCCCAGATCCTCCTGCGCTTGCCGTGCTAAATAAAATACTGCCGCCGGTTCCTGTTCCGGTGCTTTGGCCACCAGCAATTATTAAGTTAGGGCCTGCTATGTTTGTTCCGCTTGCCGGAGCAGTAGTAAATGTTCCAGTTCCAATAGTTGTATTTCCAACTTCAAAACGCCCTTGAGCTGCATTGAAACCTAGGTTCAAATTACCTGAATCGTCCTGCCACGTCAAACCTTTTTGATAAGATCCTGAAGCACTTGAAATAGTTGCTCTTAATCTTTCAACGCTATCACCACCGGAAGCTGGACCGATGGTTTGATATAATGCAAGACCAGCGCTGCTATTGCTAGTTTTCCATGATGAATGAAGATTAATTCCTGAATAACGGGCAAGTGTAATAGACTGACCAGCAATAATTGAAGTACTGCCATTCACGCCAAATGTAACATTTCCACTTGCATCAATAAACAGGCAGCCCGCGCCTCCGGTGCTAATGGCGAGTTGGTCGGCGCCTAGTGAGTAGATGCCGGTGTTTGCGTCGCCTGAAACCGCCAGCCCAGGGAGTGCAGCAGTGCCAGCGGGGACCAACAATGGACCCGTCATCGTATCGCCAGCCTTCAATACGTTGGAAGAAGCTGCACCAGTTAACGCTGCTGTAATTGTTCCGGCAGAAAAATTACCGGATCCGTCACGCGCAACAATGGCAGATGCTGTGTTGGCGTTTGTTGCAGTAGTGGCACTGTTGCTTACTTTGCCTGCTGTTGCAATAGTTGCAAGTTTTGTGTCAACAATACCAGCATTTGCATTGATGTCTTCATTAAGGATGGTCCCATCAAGGATCATCGTGCTAGTAACAGTCCCAGTATCACCAACACTTACAACGTTATTGCCACCTTCGGTTAGATTGCCAACTACGTTAATTGTTCCATCTGATGCAATGGAAAGTCTTTGAACACCACCCGTACTAAATGACAAGTTGTCAGCACTAGGATTATAAATTCCGGTATTAGGATCGGATATAAAACTTATGCCTGGTGCCGCAGCAGTGCCACTAGCAGCCGCAGCTACAGTGCCCGTCGCGCCTTGCGGGCCAGCGGTCGTTACTGTTACAACGGTAGTATCACCCTCGACAACGGTGACAGTGTTGGTAACGGAGGTAACGTTTACGCTGGTCATGCTGTGTATCCTTCGCTGATGTAAACAATGCCTTCCAGATAATACTCCTTGAGTCCGGCGCCATTGGTCAGTAGCACGTCGTAATACGCCTCATTGGGAAACAGAGTTGTTTGCGTATCGGTCAGTGCAATATCAACCGTTCCGGTGACACGGTTTGTGTAGGTAACGGTGAAATCAGCGTATTTGGTGCTGCGGCCTTGATTCCACACCTGCGCTTCAACCGTCCAGCCGGTCAGGTTGATATTGGCGCCAGTGCTGTCTTTGAATTGCAGCGTGATGCTGTAATCGGCCCGGCGTTGCAGGCTGATGTTATAAGTGCCGGGTGCTATAGCCATGGTGACAGTCTAGCCTTGCGCCACTTGAGCTTCAAGTGCTTCGACCTTGGCGATCAATTTTTGGATGGTGCCGTACATGGCAGCATACAACTGATCAGCGTTTAGGTCACGGCAATCTTCAATGACATCTTCGCTGACCAGTTCGCCATCCTCAAAAACTTGGTTGTATTTGAATTCATGTGTACCAACAGCCTTGGGAAAAACTGCTTCAACGTCTTGAGCAATCCAGCCAATTTTGTGGCGATCTGCAACCTGTTCCTCTGTATAAACATCATCTTTCCATTTATAGCGCTTCAATGGAATGTTTTTAACGGCTTCATAGCACATATCTAGATCTGCAAGTTCAATATCTTCTTTAATGCGCTCGTCTGAAACTACTGTCCAAGTGTTGGTTGATGGTTTACCAGCAGAATCTGTGGCAAGTTGTAACCGATAACTTGGACTTCCAATTCCTATGCCGACGTTGCCCCCATTGGGATTTAAGACAAGTGGTGTGAAAACAGTTCCCCAGTGAACAGATTGAATATACGCATTGTTATCAGTATTATGATACCCAAAGTATAATTGCTTGCCAGTGGAAAGACTGGGGTCGCCTACGTTCAAGAAGCTTGTTGTATATGAAGACGCACTGGCTTGCACCGATAGTGGGGCTGTTGGTGAAGATGTTCCAATCCCAACATTGCCATTGCTCGCAACGCGAAAGCGCTCGGCACTTTGAGTTGCAATAATTACCGATCCAGCATCTTCCGCCATTATGTTCAAATCCCCGGTGCCACGATGGGTTAGAACTGAACTTGTATTCGCGCCGCTATTATTACGGATCAACCGCAACCCATAATCGCTGTATGTGGTGTCGCCAACTAGGTCAAGAAAAGCGTATTGATTGCCTGTTGCACCACTTCCGATTTCTAACGCACTGCCACCGCCACCTGCATAAATTCTTGCGTTGCCTCCTTGGACGTCAAGTCGATACTCTGGGGAACTGGTCCCAATGCCGACGCTGACAGGAATACCTTGAAACAAATTTTGAATTGTAATTTTTTTGTTTTTATCGGCTGCCGTAACTTCGCTAATGTCAACAATAGGCAGGACATCACCCGCTGCCGGTGCTGTTAGCGCTGTCAGATCAGTGATTTTGCGGTTAGCCATAACAGTTCCTGCGTGTTAGTAGTTTAACCTTTTCCCTGACCGCGCAACTTCTTTCGGCCATGGTTAGGGCGTGATCGCTTGCCTTGACCTTGGTTGGTCAATTTGGGTGGACCCGCTTGGTGCTCAACTTTGGATGCACCAGCTTTTGCGCGGACTGCCATTACTCAGTTACCTCGGGTACTGGTGGTGCGATGAACTCACCATCAACGTAAGTCCAGCCGATGCCAGCACTACTGCCCTCTGGAATGACAACAGCAATTTGACCATCTTCTGGTTCCCAAGGCGGCTGGCCATCCCAGATGACAATGTTGACCACAACGGTGGTAACAGTGTCAATCAGTGCGTAGTTTTTCATTTCAGTTACCACTCAAGAATGAAGCACAGACCTTGAATACCTGCATTGCCAGGGCCGTTTGCTGCGGCAACCGGACCGTTGCCACCTCTGCCATAACCACCACCCCAAAAAGATGCTCCACCTACTGATCTGCTGTTGTTAGCAGACTGGCCTTGTCCACCTTCTAACCCAAAACCAGCTGCACCGCTGACACCACCGCCAGTACCACCTATCTGACCATTACCTCCAACAACACCACCGCCACCAGTAGCAGTCATACTGCCTCCAGTTCCAGAGCACGTAAAAGAACTGCTACCGCCTGTGCTACTTGTCCACCCACTACCCAAACTTCCACCAGCACCACCAGCACCAATACTGACAGTGGCAGATGCGCCCATTTCTGTTGTGTTGTACAAACGAATTGCTGTTCCCGCAGCACCACCAGCAGCTGGATTGGTAGCAGTAGGACCGTTTCCGCCAGAACCACCGCCGCCGCCAGTAAGAACTACCAAAAATGTAGTCTTGCCTGTTGTTGGTGTGTAGGTAACACTGCTGCCAAATACCTGATATGACGCACCAGATGCAACAACACCCCAAGACGCAAGGCTGCCACTGGTGACCAATGCTTTGCCAGCGTTACCACCTTGACTGGGTAGTAGTGCGGCTAATGCTGCTGCTGCTGTCGTTGCACCCGTGCCACCGTTGGCAATTGCAGTAATACCACCAGCATTGAAACCAGCAGGATCCAACACGCCAACCGTGATCCAGGCGGTATTGGATCCATTGCGTACCTTCCAGACTGGTGGGCTGCTGCTGGTATCAACCCAAGGCTGGAATGCAACCGTTACGGTTGGTGCACTGTTGCCGCTGCTTTGGCTGTAAAGCGCCGCCAAGTTGTCATTGATGTCCGCACGAACGCTTGGGAACGTTGCGTTTTGGACTACTTGATCAGATTGAGCCATTAGAAGGCGCGACCGTAGCCAACGGCATTGTAGGTGAAGTCTACCACTTGCCTACTGCCGCCTTGTAAGAACTCAACATTGAACCCAGTGCGGCTGATATTTGTCACATGCGTTGTCACGTTGCTGCCCAAGGCCAAACCTGTAACACCAACACTAGGTAGCAAGGTGTAGTAAGGATCGCCAACAGTGACTGCTTTATAAAAGGCGTTGGGGAATGTGATGGTGGTAACGGCGCTGCTGCTACTGGTTTGAGTAGTCAAACTGGTCGTTACCCGCCTGGTCAATTCAAGAATTGCGCCAAGCTCGTCAATAGCAACACCGATCAATTCTGTTTGCGTGGTGGCAATAGCTTTGACCTGAACACCACGGCCACGGATCATGCCGCTGGCAAATTCAGTCCATGGCCCCCATGTTGGTGACCCAGATGGATTATCAAGCGTGGTGCGAACGTAAGTCGTGACGTTAATTTGGTCAGCTACGGTGCCATCAAAAAATCCAGACTGTGCGTCAAAGTCTCCACTTACGGCATCAAATAATGTGGAGAATACCAATGGCCGACTGACGATATAACGGCGAATCCTGAAGTCATACACGTCGCCAAGGTCAAAGGTGTCTTGGAATTGATACTCGGCCCCGCAATCACCTGCGCAATAAATTGTTTCCCAGTAATCAGGCGAAACATAAATGTTTGGTGTCAGCACCAGTGCTGTTTCGCCAGCATCGTACGCACAGTTGGTTTTTGTTCCGTTAAATGGTGTGGTAAGGCTTTGTTCCGCCCATTCTTTTGCAATGATGCGGGATTCTGGTTGTGGCAGTGTTACTTCAATACCTGTTGCAATTGTTGAACGGTTACCCAAGAAATCTTCAAACTTCAAGAAATATGTGCCAGGTAGTAATGGCACTTGCTTTTGCGTGGAACTACCGGCAACAGCCTGCACCACATCATTGCTGCTGTTCCAATCAGCGCCAGCCAGTGCCCGTGGGTCATGGCGAATGATGACGCGGCCACCAACCCGCACGTCAAGTTCAGGTGCCTGTTGCCAGGTGAGAATAAGCATCTCCTCACTGGTGGCAATGGCACTGACATTTTGTACATTTGATGGTGGTGCACCAAGACCAGCGACGGTGTACTCAGCAAGCGCTGGTTCGCTAAACAAAAGATTGGTTGAACTGACGCTACTTACCTGAATTTGGTAGCTGCCAGTCTTGGCGTCGAGGATGTCAAACGTGGTGCCCTGAACTGTGACCGTGGTGAAGTTGTCATCTTCATGCCGATATTTAACCCGGAATTTTTTGATGCCTTGTGGCGCATACCAGCCAAACGTGATTTTGACGGCGATGCGTCCATTCAATTCGTACTGAACTTCTGGACTTGTTCCACCGCCAATTTGAGGCGTACTGATAATCGCAAGCTCACTTGGCTGCGCGGGGATCTCGTTTAGATTTGTGGTATCCCTAAATTCAAGTTGTGTGCCATCTTCAATGTATCCATATTTGCTTTCATTGTGTGAAATAGCCGTGATGCCATAGTTGATGCCATCTTGTTCATTGATACTGATTACGCGCCAAGTGGATGCTTGAAGTGATGGACTTTCAAGGATCCAGACGCTGTTGACATTGGGAACGGCATCCAGTGCAGCCTGAAGGGTGATTACGTTGCCTACAACGGTTGAAATTTCACGTTGATTAACGCTGCCATCAGGCAGGATGACGCTCAACAATGAACCACCTTCAATACTGAGATCTGTCTCGGCAGAATCATCAACTGTGATTGCTGTGGTGGTTGCTGCTGCAATCCGGCCAGCGCGACGTGACCCAGCACGCACTGGATCTGAAATCAGGATGATTTGGCCAGGTCGCACCTGCTGACCGGCTTCAAGACTTGACGCAAAGGTGCATACTTCTTTTTCGTAACGCTCGGAGAACAGCAACCATTTGCCAATTCTGTTGGCCTGTCCCCTGCTGGTGCACGCAAAGGCGCTGATCTCGGACTTGACCACGCCGTACTTGGCAATGGAGTCGGTGTCCTCGACCACCTCGTAAGCAGTGTCGCGTAGGTTCAAATCGAGGTAGCTGACCACCGCCACGTTGGGCCTGATCTTCAGGCTGCTGCCGCTGTACGAAAAACCCTCGGGCGTTACGTTCGCTTGATTGAACAGGTAAACCGGATCTGATGGTGCGTCCTGCGCGATGGTCAGACTGCCGGTGCTCCAGTACGCCTGGCAACGCATGACTGACAGTAAATCGTTGACCAGCTTGTACGCCTCCTCGGCGGTTTGAATCGAAGTGTTGCAACTGAACCGCGCTTCTTGGCCGCCAAAACCGTCATCGACTAAAGCATTGGAATATTTGCTTGCGGCGAAGAATGCCCACTTATCAAGCTGTGATGCAGCAATATGATTGCCGAATCCATAGCGGCTGCTGGTAAGCAAGTCCCACAAAATCCACGCAGGACATGAGGTCCAAGTAGCCGCCGAAAAAGTGCCATTCCATACAAAGTTAGCTGGGTAAATGATTCGGCCAGTTGCCGGATTTACCGTTACACCACTTGGAATTTGAACCTTGATACCCTTGACCAAATAACTACGCGCTGGAATGCTGCTGAACTGTTCAGCATCAACCCGAAGGCCAACTAATGCGCTGTTTGGATAAGTTAATTTTGCCCAAACAATCTCGGTGTAACTGCTCCACTGGAACGCATTAGTCAGCAATGAATCAGTGCTGTCATCTGTAATGCGGGTTACCTTGATATCAACAATGTTGGCGGGATTTGGACGTGTCAACGTAATCATGTAATCTTTGCGATACTCATCTGCTGTACGACCGCTAATGGTGTCATCGATGACAGTTGTATAGCCACCACCTTGATACTGCACAGCAATTTGCAAGCGCACATTTGTGCCAAGCGTGTCGCCATTGGTGCTATTGATTTTCTGAAGTGATGGGATAGCAATGGTGACGCGGACGGCATCAACATCGACATCGGTGATGGTGCGGACCTGTGGGACAGCCTTGACAACCGTGATGCCAACAGGTTTTTCGTCTTCAACACCACCATTCAATGGAATGAAAGACTGATTCTGTGTACCGTTGCGGGTATAGATCTGAACATCTTGAAAGTTATAACTGCCGTCTGGATTTTGGAGGGCGGTGTTATTAAGGAAGATTGATTGAAATCCATTCGCCAGACCTTCAATCTCGCCTTCAGAGATCAGATCAATGACGTTGGCATATTGCCTTGAATCAAGGCTGTCTTTGGCCGTTGTTGGCGTGCGGCTACTGCCGCCACCACCCTTACCGCCACCACCCATTGCGCCAATAATCGTCATGCCGTCACCTGCACGGTGTCAGTGCCAGCGGAGATCACCACGCTGCCGACCAACGTAAGGCCATAGACACAAGGTACGGGCACACCTTGCCGTGATGTTTGTTGGATGCCGGAGAAGTTATAAGTTTTGCGTGGATCGTTGTCACTACCTGAACCTTGTGGAACTTTGGGAACAGGTGTTATAAGTTGTGCGACGCCAGTAAGAGCAAGACTAGCGCCAAGCGTTAGCAGAATCTTGCCTGCGGCTGTAAAACCTGCGGCTGCTTGTCCTGCAACTGTTGACAAGCCAATACCAAAACCTGGGATAAATGCCAAAGCGATTAAGGCAATGCCCAGAATTATTTTTCCTGCACCTCCACCAGCACCAGCAACTACTGGTGCAATCTTGATGTCTTGCTGTCCAGTTGGATCGTGAATTTCATCCAGCGCCAAATCGTAGGTGCCAACCGTCACGCGGTAATGCTGATCGGCCATATGCTGTTCCAAGGCCGGAAAATTGGCTACCAGCATTCGTACTGCTTCAGCCGCAGTAGCCACATCGGCTTCGAGCACACGTCTGCCAACAAACTTGGCCAACTGCCCGTAGAGCTTGATCTTACGGAGCATGACGCAACCTCCTTCCGGTTACTTTAGCCAACCATCCACCATACATGTCCCTACTGCTAAGGCGACCTTGGATGTGATGTAGCACCATACCGTCACCAACGTAGACCGCACAGTGATTCAAACCTGGTGCGTTGATTGACATCAGCAGTAAGTCACCACGTTCCAAGTCCTCGTCTTCTTTCAGTTCACGGAATCCAGTTGCAGCCCAGCAATCATCAAACATGGGTGCAGCTAAAAAGTCGGCTGGATCTAATGGCCGTTCCCAGTCGCGCAGCATGATGCCGTTCTCCCTGTACCAATCACGCGCCAATGTCCAGCAATCTTGTACAGCCCATACCCATTGGCGGCCAAGCAATCTGGAACGGTAACCGCATGGCGTGTAGGTGCCCCATGATTTGGTCTTGGGATTGATAATGTGCCATGGCAACTTGCTGGCCTCTGCTGCCACCTTGTCAGCCTCGCTGGCAATGGCTGGCGATATTGGATGACTGTGGACAATGGCCGTAATTTCACCAGCATCCTCGGCTGCAGCATAGTCCTCGGGATTCAGCACAAACATTTGCTCTGGATGCGTCGCCAGGTTGCGACATGGCCAGTAACGTTCGCGGCCTTTGATGACAACCAGTACACCGCACGCCTCGCGCGGATCCTCAGTCACAGCATGTTCCAGTGCAGCGTTACGCCAGGTCATGCAAAGTACGTACCAATGCCAGGAAATCCTCCGTGGGGCAAAGCAGCGCCTTGGCCAAATCTCACTGTGCAGCTATTAATCCGTTTGCCGCAAACGTCTTGGCTTGCGTTAGGAACAGAAACATCATCTTTATTGAAATAATTGGTGCCGGTGTAGCTGCATTCAGCTGAGCGGTAAACCCACTGGCAACGAGTGATGCACTGTCGCTTGGGTGCTCTGATTCCCGCCATGTCAAATGCACTGGCAAGTTCAAACTCAACAACGTCGCGGTTTTCTGCTGACTTGCGATCTACAAAATAAATTTCCCGTGGAAATTCAGCGGTTGGATCGGGTACATAAGGACCACTAATTTCTTGATAGATAAACGTGTTATCTTCGTATAAAAGTGAAAAAGCATCTTCCGTTAATAAATACTCAACGCCTGGACCAAAGTTGTTGCTATCAAGAAATCGTCCCAGCGTTCTAATGCGAATCAGTTTTGCACCTTCCAAACCTTCGGGCAGTGTAGAAATTAACGCTGTAATTGTTCCAAGTATGTTGCTAATCCGCAACTTAGGACGTGGCAAACTTCCCTGACCACTGTATTCAAAGCCTTCTACCTCAATCGGCAAGGCCATATAGGGTTGACTATTCCAGTATATTTCTCCGTTATTGTTTAAACTTGTACCGTCGTGAAAATAATACGTTTCGTTTACGCCGTGCTGTGTTACATTCAATTCAAGTTGAAATAACTCTATTAACGCACCAGGGGCAATTCCCTGAATAGCACTTGTAATAACAGCGTTGGCCATTGATTATGCAGTCACAGCTTTGATTACTGCAAAACCAATCACAATGGCTTCAGCCAATGCACCTGCTGTTACGTTGCGGACGTTGATGGAAGCGGACCCGGCTCCTGCTTGAGCATTCAGCAAGTACGAACCAGCGGTGCCGCCGCTTACGTGATTAAGCACCAGCAGATCGGTTGCTGCGATGGTGCTATTGGTCAGCGTAAAGCTGACGGTGGTAGCCGCTGCTAACGATGCGGCGTTCATTGTGATCTGACCGCATTTCTTGCTAAGTGTTACCGCCGTTGCCTTGCTGGTGGCCTGCGTAACCGTGCCGCCTTCGCCAGTGATGTAGCCAGCCTTATCGGTGTTGAGGTTGGTGAAATTGGCATCAACTTCAGTGTGGGTCAGCGGGCTACCCTTGCCTGCACGGGTGACAATGGTGCTCATGGCGTCGGCTCAAAAACTTGTGTAAATGATGCTTGTATTGTGGCACGGTTCAGGTAAGGAATCGACTTAGACCAGTCGTAGCAGATCCATTGATAAGCTGTCGCGCTATCCGGTGGGGTCCATGTAAACGATGCACCATCAGCAGCCCGTGCATCAAGAAATGTTTCGATGGTGTCAGCATTGGTTTCCGATACCTCCCATGTAAGGCTCCAGACCTTGGGGTTCTGGTTCAGTCCTACCGTTAGCCGTTGGGAATAGCCATCGCCGAACTGCACCTGCCGCACCTTGGGCTGGCTGGTCTTCTGGGCGCCATAGGTTGGCGTGATGCTAGGGAAGGTGGCCATTAGAGATCCAGGGTGATAGTGCCGTTAGTGACAAAATCGCAACTCATCTTGGATACGTCATCGACTGCCGCGCTGTACGAGGCGTTGGTGATGATGCCATTAAAAACAATACGTTTTGTATCAGCCTGGGATAAATACAGCTCAAATAGGGCTGTTCCAGCGTCAGACGAGGTGTTGACGGCCTCGATAAAAGTGTTGTTGTCACCTGTGTAGATCAGGTTGACGGTGCCAGAGCCAGAGATCAGGCCGCCAACTTTTTTTGAGTAGGTGTCGTTGATTTGGGTGGTTTCGTACACCTGTTTTTCGACGCTCATGCTCCAGTCCGTGATTTGCACAAGGGTGGCAGCCGCGCCACCTGTGCTGTTGAATTTGACGGAGCCTTGATAGCCGTAGTAATAAGCCATTAGCGTCGGGTACAGCCAAGAGGCCGCCAGGGCGTTGTTGTTTTACTAATTCTGCCTGAACTGCGGCAGAAACGACAACTCCGAGTTGTTTAGCCTGGGCCTGGTCGCCTTGAATATTGGAGTTGCCGCTGGCATCCACGTTAACCACGACACTGGTGCTACCACCACCCCAAGCGTTGTTAGGAATCACAGTGCCACTGCGGCCAGGCATGAATAGTTCGGGGCCTTTTTCGCCCACAATGTAAGGAGTGTTAGCGGTAGCTGGACCGCCAGAGGCTAGATAACCTCCAAAATTATTATTTACTGAGAATTGACTAGAACCTAAACCACCTGCTCCACCGAATGCCCCTGAGTAATCGGGTGCTCCACCGGCTCCAAAAATACCTCCTGTAATGGGTAAAAACTTTTGAGCTAAACCAATAATTTGCATTTTTATATATTGTGTGATCATTTGCGCAGCCATGTCTGCAAAATTACTAGCAACACTCTGGAAGAAACCAGCGAGTGCTTCTTGCGCAGTCATAGAACCGTCAATCAACCCTTTAAATGAGTTACTAAATGCTGTACCAATACCTTCAGCTACTGTAATAACTTGATTAGCAGGATCTAGTAGTCTTTGTAGTTGTTGTTCAATTGCCCCGTATTCTTCACCAAGTTTTCCACCTGTTAAACCAGGCATTAGATTCATGTCAGTCCTAAATGTTCCAGTGCCTGAAGTTCCCATAAATCCAGCGGCTAGCGTTCCTTGGAACTTTTTACCAAGGACATCTGCTAGTCCGATTTGTGTGTACAAATCAGCAGTTTGTTTAGCAATAAGTTTTTGTTTGTCTTTTTCGTATTGATTATTATCCGCTAAAATTGTACTTAGTTGAGCACTTGCTATTAACTCGCGTTCTTTTTGAGATAAAGCTGCTTTCTGCAGATCACGGAATTTAAGTCGGTGTTCCAAGGACACTCTGTTAAATTCAGCTTCTAGTGTTTCTTCTTCTGTCATAGATACTTGAATTTCTAAGCGTGCATTAGCTAGCTCGTTTAACTTATACGCATCATCTAGTTGTTTTTTAGTTTGCTCAGCAAGACGCTTAGCTTCATTTGCAGCTTTGTTAGCAGCACTACTGCTTCCGCCAGTGGTAGGTGCTTGTCCCGGTGCTTCGATAGACCCAATTTTTGTAGGTTTAATTGATTTTTTCTGTTCTTCTTGCTGGAGTACATTTAGACGTGCCTGTTGAGCAGGTGTTAAGTATCTAGTACCAGTAGATGGACCTCCTTCAGCGGCTAGACGTTTACGTGCTCGTGCATTTGCTACAACTGTTTGAGCATTACCTCCGCTGAGTAATGTTGCTACTGTTTGTATTCCTTGTGCAGCAGCGTTAATAATTACTGCTAACTGTTTGGCTAACCAGTTAAAAGCAGGAGTCAGCAATCGTACAATTGCGCTTGCTAGATCACCTATCGCGGACATTAAACTTTTAATGCCCTTGTTAAATTGATCAAAGCCTGATACTGGTTTATTAACTGCTATTACGCCTTTATTGCCCATATCAACTAAAGTATCTGTTAATTCTTGTGTTGAAATCTTGCCGTCTTTTGCCATTTTAAGGATGGCATCACGACTAACTTTGTATTTATCCGCTAAAGCTTGTTGAATTGGTATCCCTTGACTTGTTAGTTGATTTAATGTTGCTTGCGTAACTTTGCCAGACTCTAGTGCTGATGTAAATGCGTTAGTTACTTTATCAATTTGACCGCCATACTTTTCAGTAAGTGTACTTACAAGATTTATAGCATCTGCTTGATCGTTAATAGATAGACTTAAACCTCGGATATTCTGTACAGCAAGACCAAACTTATCAAACTCTGCTCCTGCCTGTTTGAACGCATCCGCAAGTAGTTTTGTTTGCTCTGTTGAGAATCCAATATCTGCTGCAAGCTCTTTGATTTGGCTACCTTGACCTACTTTTTCACCGATAATTGTTCCGATCAGTGAACCCGCAAATCCCCCTGCTCCACCTAAAAATGAACCAGCAATACCGCCTAAAGCGCCGCCAGCTGCCGCTGCTCCACTTTGCCCAAATAGCAAGGGAAAAGCGCCACCGATTGCAGCGTTGCTAACTACGCCGCTGATACCTTTACCGATACCTGGTCCTGCTCTCTTTGGTGTTGTTGGAGGTAGAGCTGGACCAAACTGGCCGAAGCCCGCATTACGCATTGACGGTGGAACAGCCGGACCTTGCTGTCCAAATCCGGCATTCATTGTTGCTTGTACTCTGCGTCTATTTGCAATCTCTTGTTCAATTAAATAGTTTTGACGCGCACGAGCTGTATTGGCTTGTCCCAGGGCTGTTACGTATTCACGTATTGCCTTGGTTTCTGCTTGTGAACCCATTATTACATTATCTATTGCTCTACTGGCTCTATTTAATTGATTTGTGTAGTTATCTAAACTTTGTATTAAACCTCCGCGTGAAACTGCAATGCGATTTAAACTTTCAAATGCTGTTGTTGTTTGTGTAATAAGTGAACGTAACTGTTCAAGTTGGCGAGTGCCCCTTACGCCTATTTCAATATCGGCTCTGTAAGCCACGGCGCCGCTACTATCTGGTACCTTAGTTTACCCAATAAAAAGCCGCCGTGGTTAGCGGCGACGTTTTGCCTGTTCGATTGCCTTTTCTTGGTCTTCGTTCAGGATGCAAAAATAAGCGCTCCAACCGAGGAGTTCTTCGGCTGTCATCGTGGACCGGACTTCGGAAAGGGTTAGGCCCAGCTCCTTGGCAACGCCAAATTGGAGCATGAGCCAGCTGTCCTTACGGAGTTCGGCGCTTAGGATTTTGGGTCGATGGGCTCGCTATCGTCAGTCAAGATTGCCAGCATCAACGACTGCAGATCGCGGTCCTTGACTTCGTTCTTGAGAACATCGATTTCACCAGTGCTGAATAGCTTGGCGCCGTTTTCGTCGCAAGCTTTCTGAATCAGAAGCTGCAATGCAAACGCATTGGCGTCATCGGACTTGGCGTTTTTCTGGGCGCGTTCACGCTCAGCCATGGTAAGTGGTGCCATCCACATTTCAAAAATGCTGCCATCACTTAGCTCGACCTCTTTTTTAGTAGGTTCTAGGTTGGCGGCTTTACGTAGACGGTCGATTGCGCGAACCGGAATCGAAGCGGGCATACACTTGTCGGGGGTGTTGTTTTACTGTAGCGCAATAGCCATAAAAAAGCCCCAGCGGTGAGGCTGGGGCTCAGTTCCCGACTGTCTGATTATCAGGCAGTGGTCAGGAAGTCGAAGGTGGGGGTGGATGCGGGGCGGAAGTTGATCGCAATGGTCTGAGCGTTGTCAGGATCCACCGAGATGGAGGCGCTGGTCAAGATTGCGTCGAGAGCAATCGAGCGGCTCTTGGTGTCATCAACAGTGGTGCCGCTACTGATAATGCGGTTGGTGTAGAGCTTGAAGGCTGCACCACCCTGTTGACGTTGGAGCACGTCCTCAATCATGCGGTTGGCGATTGCAAAATCGTCGTCCGACATGTAAACCGTGCAAGAACCAGTGCCATCACCAAAACCGGCGATGTAGTTCTTGAAGGGGACGTACTGACCAGGGGTTTGACCGATTGTGGTGACGTCGATTTCAGCGCGGCTGATGTCGAAGCTCCAGTCGCGTGTTTGACCGACAACAACATAGTCAGAATAGTAAGCCTCAAATTTGTTGGGGCTTACGGCAGTACCTTGGGTGGTGATCGTGATGACGGAACCGCCGAGGGTGGCGGAAACAGTCAGAGCACCAGTCGCTGCGTTGTAGCCGATAACGTAGTAGACCGTGCCAGCCGTGATGCCAGAGGGCAGGGTACCAGTAGCGGTGCCGCCAGCTTGGTTGACGACGCGGAATTTGACAGGATCGCCTACTTTGAAGTTGAAGTAGGAGCCGACGTTCAGGATGGCACCAGCAACGGTGACGTCAGCGGGAGCAAAACTGGCGGTCGTACCAGCGGGCTTGTAGTACAGGGCGCCGGACGTGCCGGACAGAACAGTAGTGGCCATGGGGCGTACTTAGAAGGGACTAGCAGTGAACGGGCACTGCCCGGCTTCTAATAGGTTAGCGCGTATCTAACCTAAGTTAAAACCGTGGCAGTAAACGATGTTTCAATGCGCCCCATAAACAGAGGCGCGTCTTCTGTTGATGAAAATGTTGGGCCGTTCAGTGAACCAACGCGGAAAAATACTCCTGTTGAAAACTTGGCAGTGTCGTTAAGCATTTCTAGTACGTTTACAGCGGTTGTCAAAAGAGTTTGATTGCGGGCAGGGCCTTTACCTTTTTCTGTGAAAATGCGGATGACGATTGCTCCACGCGCATTGTCTACGCTGCTGGTAAGCGTAGGATCGTTGGTTAGACCGAAAGTGATGTTGACGCGGACGTACTCGGTAGTTGTGTTAGCTGGAACAGCTGTAATGTTGTCAAAATAAACTGGTACGGCGGGTACCAAGGCACCGAAAGCCGTTAGGAGTGGGTTTTCGACAGCGGCGCGGATGGCTTGGTAGTTCATGAGAAGCGGCGTTGGAAGGCAGAATCCATTTCAATTTGAATTGCGCGATCTAGTTTTGCGCTTGCGTAAGTTGCAAACCAGTCTAAAGGTGCGGTGCGACTGGAATCGCTGCCTTCTTTACCGCCACCTGTTTGACCTCGATATGAACTATCTGCACGTGGACCTTCTTTTTGCCATTTGCTTAGACCTAGTTGTGTTGTTGGTTCTGCTGTTAAACGTCGTGCGTAATACGAACGATCATGTTGTACAGCATCTATTGCCTCTAAAGCATGAGGAGAAAAGTTGGAAATTGTAAATACCACGCTGTTTTTACTTACAAAACTTCTTGAAACTTCACGTCCACGGAGGGAAGGTGTAGTAAGTGGTCGAGGTTCTCCAGGTTGACCTGTACCTTTGACGAGTCGTGTCGGTGTTTGAATTTGCCAGGAATTTGAGAATGCTCCACTCCAGCTGGGTCCGGCCTGCTGAAGTTCACTGACGATCCGTTCGGCAGCACGTTTGGGACCGTTATAAATGGTTGTTGCGGCAATACGATCCAGTTCGTCAAGTAGATTCATGCCGCGCTGAAAGAAACCTTTTTTGGCCATTATTGGGGCCTCGCAATGACGGTGTGGAGGACTGGATTGTCGCCACGGTAGCTGCGGATTGAAATTATCTTTGCCTCTCGGGTGATGCCGTCTTGTACATATCGGATACGGTCTTCCTCAGTTGGGTAATACGCTCCTAGTTCTGCGGTGCCAAAGATTACCTTGATGTCGGTGGATTGGTATAGCCCTTCGGATTCGCGGGAATTTACGGGGCTGATGACTGCTTTTATGGTTACAGCAGTGTCATACCCGGAAACTGCTCCTGTGTTTGGGTTATACGTGCGGGATTGACTGGTTTTGAGGTAGGTGACGTCGTGGCCCCACTTGGCCAGAATCGGAGCTGGAATACCAGCAAAAGTGGAGTCAATTAGCGACATATCAGCCTCTCACTAGGGCAATTTGGTAATTACCAGAACCACCTTGGCAGTAAGGACCGAGATATGCCTGGAGCCAGGGGTAGACGTCGAAAACGTTGTTGATTGTTCCAGCAGACTGACTGTTTTTGTTGTACTTTACTTTGAGGTCGCCTAGTTCAACTTGCTCGTAGAGGCCGGTGCCAGTGGAGTTGATGATGGCGCTGGTGTCGTTAGCTAGGGCCCGTGCCAGCTCGTAGGTGGCGTTTTTGATGGGTGTTGGGATCAATGTGCAGGCGAGATCCACGCCGTCCACTGTGAAGGTGTCAC